CTGGTGCGGCATGAGCAGCAAGGTATGGATCCGGACGAGCTGCGGAAACTGATTGCCAAGCGGCCGGAGGAGCCGGCGCCGGTGGGCTATGAGCATTTTGAACACCTGCGCGAGGAGGGGGCATGACCCAGGTGGTTATCACAATCCGCCAAGACGGCAGCGAGGCCGTGGACTGCCAGGTAAAAAACGGCTTATCGGTGTTCCCAACGCAAAGCGAAAAGCTGGGCCAGCAGTTTGTGCGAAATTTTATAGAAACCTGTCTGCCGGTATACGGCAAGGATTTGGCCGGCAAGGAGGGCAAAACCAGATGAGCTTTGCCAAACAACTGCTGGCTTTTGCCGGGTTTGTAACCATCGCCAATACGGGCCGGGCTGTGCACGTGATTATTGACCGGCGAAAGAAAAATGCCCGGCTCAAGCCGCACGATTCCATCCGCGGGTATTACAAAAAGCTAAAGCACGTGGAGAAGGGCCGATGAAATATCTAAACGAACTGGATCCGGTAATGTCTGCGCTGACCTACCGCGTCTCGCAGCTGGAGCGGCGAATCAATGACGAGATTTTGCCGGCCGTAAAGGAGATGACCAGCGCGTTGGCCACGATGAGACAAAACACGGCCGTGGCCCGGATGGAGCTAAAGCGGAGAAACGTGCAGGAGGCAGAGGTATTGGCCGGATCTATCCTATCTTGGCAGGACATTGCGGTACCGGCTGAGCTGAAGATTGCCAAAAGCAAGATGGCCAAGGGCCAGCGAAGGGGATCCGGGCGCAACCGGACGGCGGCCGTAGTGGCCAAGCGGTGGGCGCTTTGGAAAATGCAAAGGGCGCAGGGCTACACGGTGGAGCAGATCGCCAAGGCGTGGGGGTGCAACCACAGCAGCATCACCAACGCCGAAAAGCACAAGTTTCAGGCGGGTTACAGCGGGAGGCCACGGAAATGAGCCGATTAAATAAAATTCTGGTGATGCTGATGACGCTGACGGGGGCACTGGTAATGATTGCAGGAGTGATTGGACTTGGGCGCCGGTGGTGGCGTGAAGGGATTGATCCTGAATTTTTACTTACCGCAGTGCTTGCGTACTGCGTGCTGGTGATTGTGGAACACGTATGTGGAAAGGGAAAAAACAATGATTGAACCAACTGACGTAAGGGATTTGGAACAGGAAGGCGTGATGGGGCATGCCAGCTGGAGCGCTGGCGTGCAGGACGCGTTTATGAACGCCAGGCGAGACATCGAAATCCAAGGGCTGAAGGCCCGGGTGGAGCGCCTGGAGGAAGTGCTGGTGGATTTTATCAAAAAACAAGGAGGCAATAAATGAGTGAACTAGAACTGATCGTGAGAATGGCCATACCGGCAGCGGCCATAGTGCTGCTGGTGTTGGCGTGGCCGGTCCTGAAAAGCTGGGAGGCGTAGTGACCTACGCGGGCCACCATTGCGACGCGGCCGACAGGCCGGAGGCGAGCCATACCCCCGATATGGCCAGCTTATGCGACAACCCCATCGAGGCCCTTTATAGGGAAGCGACGGAATCGTACAGCAGTGGTGGCCTGCCCGGCTTTCAAAAATGGCTGACGATTACCACGGCAGATCAGGCCAGGCAGCTAACGGTGGAGACGCTATCCCGCGTGCTGCCGATGTTGGTGAAGCCGGGGAACGTGCGGCTGAGGGTGTATGCACTGATGTTTGCGATCAACAGTGATGCCCTGAACGGGGTGTGGACGCAGACGGCCGCGGCCAAGGAGATGGGGGTGACGCGGGCGGCGGTAAGCAAGCAGGTGCAGTGGTGGCTGGATTTCTTGGGATTCCGACGCAACGCGCACACCAAAAGCGCGGAGGCGGTGGAAAGCTATCGAACGGTGCAGCGGGAGCGGCACTGGAGGCGGCAATCAATCGGAAAAAAAGGAGATAAAAAATGCAAATAATTGAATTAAAGCGCCTGGACCGTGAGGGCCGGGCGGTGGAGAAGGTGCCCGGGGTGCGGATCACGCCCAACGGGCTGGTGTTTGAAAAAGCGTTGAACATCGAGCAATGGAAAGAGGTGGGCCGGTGGCTGCAGAGCTGTCGCCGAGCACAGACCTGGCTGGATGCGGACTGGCTTAACTACGGAAAAAAGTCGTACGACGAGGCGGACCTGCAGGAGGCGCTGGATCAGCTGGAGTTTACCTTCGGACCCAAAACAGACGCGTTACTAACGCTAGGCAACGTGCCGATCGAAAAGCGCCGGCCGGGCCTGACGGCACAGCATTATCTGGAACTGCAGAAGTTGAAAACGGTGAAGGAACAGGACAAGTGGGCGAAGTTGGCGGAAGCGGAAAAGCTGACGCCCAACGATCTCAAAAGGTCGATCGCCGCGGGTGAGGTGGTGCGCGGATCTGACGAGAGATCGAGCGGGATCTTTACCTTGGCGGCTTGGGTGACGGAGTTTGAGGTCTGGAAGCGGTCCCTGGACGATGGCTGGCGGGGAGACCTGGCTTGGCACGCCAAGGTTCGTGAGCAAATCAAGCCGGTCATCGAGTTTGTAGAGTACGTCAAGGCTAGGGACTAGGTGCCGGATCTGGCTTGGCTGCGCGACGTGCTGGGCACGTTGCGGGGGACGCTTGTGCGGATCCGGGAGGCAAGCGCCAACCCGGAGGTGCGCACATCCATCGCCCTGGTGGACACGTGCCTGATTATTTTAGGAAAAACAAAGGAGGAAGGTCATGGACAACAAATTGATCGAGGCGGCAAAAAACTACCGCCTGACGGTGCTGGAAAAAAAGTCAGCCCACTGGGAGCGTGAACTGGATGAGCTAAAAAAGGCACTGAATCGGCTGCAAAATGAGGCGGTCCTGCGGACGGCGTTAAAGGCCCCAGAGCTGCAACTGCCGGTGTTGGAGGTGCCAAAGGAAATCAGCTATCGGCCGGTTAACGGTAAAAAGATAAGAAACCGCACGCCGGACGTGGTGGCACAGAGGTGGAAGTTTTGGGAAAAGCAGTACGCCGCCGGGATGACTGTCTCCATGATTGCCAGGGCGTGGGACTGCGACCATGCCACGGTATGTAACGCTCGGAAATGCGGCTGGAAGCCGTCGATCCGGGGAAAGCGGCGGGGGATTGTGGTAAAATCATGCTGACGATTGACCAGCTAAAGGAGCGGATCCCTCTGCCCGACGCCGCCAAGCGGCTGGGGATCCCGGGCTTTCCGGACGGGCCTGGCAAGATGTGCAGCCCGATCCGGCAGGGGGACGATAACCCGAGCTTTTCGGTATGGCAGGGCGACAAGGGACTGGTCTGGACGGATCACGGCACCAAGGAAAGCGGCGATCAAATTACGCTAATTGAAAAGGTGCGCGGGGTATCTGCCAAGGAGGCGATACGGATGATGCGCGAATGGGCAGGGGATTTGGCTCCTGCACCAGTCCGGAAGGACGGCAAACCGCAGCCAAGAATTGTAAAGGTGTACGATTACCTAGACGCAGACGGCAAGTTAAAGCACCAGACGCTGCGTTATGAACCCAAGATGTTTCGCCAGCGGAGGCCGGCCGCGGAAGGCGAAAGGGCTGGGAACAAACAGGCCAGCCGGGACCGTGAGGGAAACTGGTGGCTGTGGACATTGGCTGGGATCACACCGGTCCTTTATCGGTTACCGCAGTTACTGGCCAGCCCGGAGCTGGTGGTCGGGATTTTTGAGGGCGAGAAGGATGCGGATGCTGCCGCCGCAGCTGATGGAAAGATTGCAGCGACCACGTCGCCGATGGGGGCTGGGAAATGGCGTGAGGAATACACGCAGACGCTGGCCAAAAGGCGGGTAGTTATTGTGCCGGACCGAGACAAGGCAGGACAGGATCACGGGCTGGCGGTGGCTAAGGCTCTGCGGGACAAGGGAGGCTGCCAGGTGCGAATTGTGAGGTGGGAGCTCCTATGGCCATCGGCTCCGATGGATGGAAAGGTGGATTTTTATGACTGGATGGATGTGTGGAGGAAATCGGCATGAAGGATGGGCAAGTGCTGGATGCTTTATGGGAGGCCAGTGCAGATGTTTCTGATTTTATAGGGCATGCGGAAGCGGGGCCGGCGGTGGTCAGCAGCGTTCTGCCCAAGGTCAGGCTGCCTGGGAATGGTCACCGAATAGGTCAGACGGCTGAGGATCTGGGGAAAGCATTGAGGGAGCAGGATCTGTTTGAGCGGGACGGTATCGTGCTGATGGTGAACCGACGAGGCCGTCTGTCGGTGATGACCTCGGAGAAGTTTCATAGCTGGATTGAGGATTACGTGGCGCCTTACAAGCTAGGCGAGCACGGCGAGGAGGCGGCCAGCATGTCCGACAAGTGTGCGTCCGGGGTGTTGGCTAGTGAACAATTTATCCGGGAACTACGGCCGATCCGCAGGGTGGCCACCGTAAGACTGCCTGTGATCCGAAAGGATGGGACGCTGGAGCTGTTGCCGGAAGGGTACGATGCAGAAACACAGGTGCTGACCAGGTCGGAAATGGAGTTGCATGACGACATGACGTTGGAACAAGCCAAGGCTGTTTTTGAGGAGTGGATGGTGGATTTCCCGTGGCCCACCAATGAGGCTGAGGCCGCTAGGTCAAAGGCTGTTGCGTTGGCGGCAATGTTTGCGCCGTATCTTGACCTAATGCTGGCCCCGCGGGAACCACGGCCAGCGTTCATCTTTTCAGCCAACTCGGAAGGGGCTGGCAAGACGTTGCTGTGCAGGCTGGCGGTGTGCCCGGTGTTTGGGCCTATGAAGATCACGGCACCTCCGGAAGGCAGTGAAAGCGAGGAGCTTACCAAGGCGCTGAACGCGGCCGCGATCAATGGGGAGCCTTACTTGGTGTTTGATAACTGGAGGGGTGAGATTAAGTCGTCCAGCTTGGAGGCTTTTATTACGGCCAACGTATGGGCCGGCCGGGTGTTGGGTGCATCTCGTAATTTTGAGGTGGAAAAGTCCTGCCTGATTTACGTGACCGCCAATACCGCCAGGGTAAATGCGGACATGCGTCGGCGGTGTTTGCAGCTGTCTCTGCACGTTCAGGAGGCAAAGATTGAGGAAAGGCGGTACAGCCGAGCTATCAGCGAGGAGGACATTTTGTCGGCCCGGCCGCAGTTACTGGGCGCCTTGTGGGCGTTTGTTAAGCACTGGGACGCGCAAGGCCGGACGCCCGGATCCGTAAATCACAGCAGTTTCCCCAGATGGTCGGCTCAGGTGGGTGGCATTGTACAGCTTGTCACTGGGATTCACCCATGCACTGCGCCTTTGGTAAGTGCAGACGATACCCTGGCCGACATGGAGAAGCTGGTGGGAGCCGTGATGGTAGACGAGACACAGCCGGTCTTAGAGTTTCGCCCTGCAGAGTTAATGGCAAAATCTCGTGAGATGGGGCTTTTTGCTTGGGTGTTAGATGAAACGCCTCCAGACGAGGAAAGGCAGGACAAGCAGGTAAGGCGTGAAAGGTCAGCCTTTGGTAAGATCTTGGCTAGGTTTGATGGTAGAACGTTTGGTGTTAAGCGCTTGGAGGTTAAGGGCGAGGGTCATGCCAGGATGATTCAAGTGCACCATGTGCCCTGCCATGTTGCAGACCATGTCGCAACGCAACCCGCTCCCGTTTAATTGGTTTCATTAAAGTAGTCATGGTCATCATGGTAAGTTGCTTATACACGCCTATCTGTTGCCAAAGATCTCCAGCGCGGGCGCGCGGGTGCGCGCGCGCATTTGTATGGGGACTGACCATGTTGACCATGTTTCCATGTGTCTTACTAATTAATTACTACTGGTTTATATTACAGCATGGTCAGGCTCATGGTGCTGTCATGGTCCTTGGCCATGCCGGTAAGGAATCTTTTAATCGGCTACAGCCAGCGGTGGCGACGACTCCCGTTGATTTTGCGAGAGTAACCTTAGCAAGCCCTAGGTTGACAGGTTGGCGGCTACCTATGACCGCTAGCGATTTAGCTAAAGAGTGGGGATGCAGCCGGCAGGCCGTTGCCAAGTGGGTGGCCAAAGGTATGCCGTTGACCAGCATGGAGGAGGCCAGCGCATGGAGATCTGCCAATTCGCAGCGCGCCCCTAGGTGCAAGGTTGCCCAGGCGGCCGCGGCCTACACGGATCCGGACGGACCGGTCAGCCTGGAGACGGCTTTGCCGGGTGAAACACCGGAACTAACCGAGGTAAGGGAGAGGGCTAACCGAGCAAAGGTAGCCGAGCGGGAGGCCATGAAACTTTTGGACCAAGCCAAGGAGGCCAAGGACGTGAACGGGATCCGGCTGGCCCTGGACAAGGTCATTGCCACCCAAGAGCGTGCTCGGGATGCCGCCGAGGAACTGGCCAAGGCCCGCGTGACGGCGGGGATCATGATCACAGTGACGCAACACAATCAGGTAGTGGAGCGGTTGGCGGCTGAATTTCAGCGTGGCTTGGAGGCGCTGGTCAACAAGGGCAGCCGGCTTGTAGGTAAAGACGCGCAGGAAATTCACGACATTATGCGCGAGGAAACCGGACGAACCTATGAGGCGATCAAGGCGCGCATGATTGCATGACGATTACATCATCATCATCAGTCCATGGGGTAGGGGCGGCGTTTAAGTTTCTGCGCCCCGCAGGGATGGACTCGGTCAGCAAGTGGGCAGAGCAAAACATCTGGTTTTCGGAAAGATACAGCCCGAGCAAGCCGGGCAAGGTCAGCCTGGATTCGATGCCCTACCTGCGGGAGGTGCTGGACAGCGCGACGGCCCCAGGGGTGCATGAGCTGACGCTATGTTTTGCGGTTCAGTGCGGAAAAAGCACGGCGCTACAGCTGATGCTGGCGCACCGGCTAACCAACCGGGCCACGCCGTGCATGGTGGTACTGCCGTCGCTCAAGCTGGCGCGGTCCATCAGTGCGGACCGCTGGATGGAGCTGGTACAAAGCAACCCATGCCTAGGCCGGCTTTGTCCGGACAACGACGACGAGATGAAGCTGGACGAGCAGAGATTCAAATCGGGCACGGTTTGGTGGGTGGGAGCGGGGTCTGAGAGCAATCTTAGTTCACGCAGTGTAGGCATGAGCATCGCCGACGAGATCGACAAGTTTCCGGACTGGAACACCAAGGAGGCGGCGCCGCTGCAGCTGATCGGCGCCCGGATGGAATCCTTTCCTCACTGGCTTTACGTCCAGGCGTCCACGCCGACGATCGACCAAGGGGTCAACATCTGGACGGAATTTCAGCGGGGCGACCAGCGCTACTACATGATCGCATGCCGCCAATGCCATCATCAATTCAACCTGGAGTGGGAGGGCGTGCGGTGGGACGAATCTGCGCACGATCCGGACAGCAACGCGTGGGACTTCGACAAGGTTAAGGCCACGACGCACTACGAGTGCCCAGGGTGCCGCAGGCAGATCCCGTTCAGCGAACGAAACGAAATGATGCGAGAGGGCAAGTGGAAGGCCACGGCCCAAGGCGAGCCGGGCCGCCGGAGCTATCACCTCAACGCGCTGTACAGTCCACACAAGACCTGGGGCGAGCTCGCCGTGATGTTTATCCAAGACAAGGAAAGCATCCGCGGGCTGCACCATTTTGTGAACAGCTACCTGGCCAAGCCATGGACTCCGGCGGCCGCCACGGTCAAGCCAAGCGCCATCGAGGACGTCATTAAGGCCAGCCCGGAATATCTGCTGGGAGAGTGCCCCATGGATCCGGAAGGGCTGATGATGGCCGTGGACGTGCAGCAGACGGAGCTGTGGTACACGATCCGGGCCTACGGAAAAAACGCGGGGAAACCATGGAGCGCGCTAGTGGACTACGGCCAGTTGATCGGATGGGATGCCGTCCTGCAAAAGTTTGGGCAAAAGTATCCGGTGCGCGGCAAGGAGGGGGAAGGCATGAGCTGCCTGGGTGGATTTGTGGACTCCGGCTACGCGGCCCGGAGGACCGGCGGCGTGTACGAGTTTGTGATCCGGGCGGCCGGAAAGTTTTGGGCCAGCAAGGGCCGGGCGGCCAGCGCCGGGATGCGGGCCAGCGTCGTGAAACAGGTTGTCGAGCACTTGGGCCGGACGCTGCCGCTGGTGCAGTACGACGACAACGTGTTTAAGCACACGCTCTACATCAATAAAATCAAGGAGCGTACGGGGGCGGACTGGTGGCTGCCGCGTAACCTAGGCCGTGACTACATCAGCCAGCTGACGAATGAACGGCTGGTGGAGCGCAAGCTAAGGTACGGGCAACGGGAGCTGACGTGGGAAGTGGTGGGTGCAAACCACTTGGGGGATTGCGAGAAGCTGGTGCTGGTGTTTCTGGAGCACGAACAAAACCGGCCGCAGGAGGCGCCCGCTAAATTGACAACATGAAAGGCGCGTGGAGCGTGGGCTCATTTTTTCCCTATGGATACAGGCTTCGAAGGATCCGGTTGCCCTTCGCTTGGCTCTGGAAGCCCTTGCGGCCGGGCAGGCCAACACCTTCACCAACGGGGGCAAGGTAATGGTCTCCGCCTCCGTGGCCGGCAAATCGTTCAGCTACCAGCTGCAGCCGGGCATCAATCCGATGGCGATCACGGAGCTGGCCCTAGGCGCTTGGAAATCCGTCAAGGATTTCACCACCAGCGCGGAAATTGAAAATTTCCTAACCAAAAGCAACGGTAACGTCAGTTACCCCAACTTCGGCATCATGCTGCCGATTAATCCGTGAGCCTGGGCAGCTGGTTCGGCCGGATTGTCCGGGCAGGGGCGCAGGATTACACCAAGCGCCAGCACATCTACGTCACCCCGCAGGACACGCGAACCGATGTCACCAATCAAAGCCGCAAGCAGGTTCTGGGTCTGGCCAGATACTGGTTCTATAATTCGCCCGTCGTGCGCGGGGCCATCGACTGCATGGTCCGCAACTCCGTCGGCCCGGGGATTAAGATGCAATCCCGCACCTCCGATGAGGGCTGGAACCGGGCGACCGAGGAATGGCTGGCCAACTGGTCGCTAGCTTGCGATGTCCGCGGCCTGTTGGACTGGAACACGCTCCAGCAGGTGGCCACCCGAACCATGCTGCGCGATAACGAGCTCTTTATTTTACTGACCGACAACGGCGACGGCTGGCCGATGCTTCAAATGGTGGAAGCCCACCGATGCGAGACGCCCGATTACCTGCAAGGCGACAAGCGCATCATCGACGGCGTGCGGGTGAATCCGCAAGGCCGCCCGCTTTCCTACTACATCAACCTCGGCCAGGACGACAAATTCTCCGAGATTCAATCCCCGGATCTGATCGTGCTGGCGGAGCGCGACCGGGCCGACGAGCTGCGCAGCCTATCCCGCCTGGTCACCTGCCTTAACCTGATCCAAGACCGCGAGGAGATTTTGACCAACACCATGGTCAGCGTGAAGCGGTCCTCCACCATCGGCTTGGCCTTGGAGGGGGAGGGGAGCGCCGGATTCTTTGGTCCCGAAACCACCACCACCGATGGCATCACCACGGATCGGATCTTTGGCTCCGGGGCGATCTGGAACGTGCCCAACGGCCGAAAGATCCGCGAGATCAAGGACGACCGGCCCAGCCCGAATCTGACCGAGTTTATGGATCAGTTCCTGCGGGCCGTGGCGTCCGGCCTTGGCCTGCCGTACGAATACCTGTGGAAAGCCGATCTCTCCGGCCCCTCCCAGCGGTTCGTGTTGGCGCAAGCCCAGCGCCGGTTCGATGAAATCAGCCAGGCCATCATCACCCAGCTGGTCTCCCGGGTTCGCCTCTGGGCTTTGGCCAAGGCCATCAAGCGCGGTGACCTTACCCCGCCCCGCGGCATGGACCGGTGGTGGCAGTCCACATTCCACACGCCCAAGCAGACCACGATCGACGCCGGGCGCGACAGCGCCGCCGACCGCGAAGACCTAAAGCTGGGCCTCACCACCTACGCCGACATCTATGCGGCCAGGGGAGAGGACTGGCAGGATGCCATCGACCAGAAGATCGCCGAGCAGGTCTACATCCGGCAGAAGTGCGACGCCGCCGGGATCCAAGTGGCCGACGTGCAGTTCATTCCTAACCAGCCGGCTCCTGCGGCCCAGACCCCTCCTTCCGAGCCTCCGGCAGATCAGCCGGCCGCCCAGACCCCGGCTCCCGAAATGAGCCAGCCCACCGTGACCGTGACCATGCAGGCCCCGGTTGAGCTGAAGACCGAGCCAGCCCCTGCCGCCGTTTTGACCGAGGCTTTCACCATGAAAGACGAGCCCGACCTAGAGCTGTCCGACAAGGAGCTCAACATGGTGGTCAAGGCCATCGGCCTAAAAAACAAGCCCGCCAAGAAAAAGAAAAGCTGATTGTTTGACACGCCCGGCCAGCGCATGGCCGAAAAGAAATTTAAGGGCATCTCCGTCATTACTGCTGGCCCCGCTCTGGGCCATGGCATGGTCATCGACGCGGAGACTCTTTCCCAAGTTGTCGAAAAGGGGAACGAAGCCGGGCAGGTCAAGGTCCTGTCGGATCACTCGTCATCCGTCTCCAACATCATCGGCTATCTGGAAAACTTTGGGCTGGATGGCGGCCGCGTCCGCGCCGACCTGACTCTTTTTGAAAGCCATGACGGATTTGCCTATTTCAGCGAGCTGATCAGCACGCTTCCTGGCCAGATCGGATTTTCCATCAGCTTTAGCGGGGTACCCCGTGAGGCGGCCGATGGCACGCAACTGGCAGACGTCCAGACGCTGTTTTCTGTTGACCTTGTGACCTCTCCAGCCGCCAACCCCACCGGAGTTTTCCATGCGCGGGTTGACAGCAAGCAAAACGCCGTGACCAAAACATCACAGGTTGAAGAAACCAAGCTAGAGACGCCCGCCATGGAAGCGGCGCCCGTAGCCCCGGCGGCCCCGGCGGCAGAGCCCGCCAAACTGGCCGAGCCCACCCTCTCCGACATCAACGCCAAGCTGGACGCCATCATGGCCATGCTGCAGGCCGACGCGTCCGAGGACGTGGTCGAGGAGCCGATGGCTGCCAAGGCTGACGAGAAGAACCTCGAAGCCGCCGTGGCGGAAGCTCCCGTGGCCGAGGAACCCAAGGCCGAGCCTGCTCCGGAGCCCGTGGCCGCAGAAGCCAAGATCGAGGAGATCAAGGCCGAAGCACCCGTGGCCAACGAAGCCGCGGCCCTTAAGGCCGAGCTCGCCGCCAAGGTCATCGAACTGGAAGCCTCCCGCGGCATCAAGCCCATCGAGCTCGAAGTTTCAAAAACACTTTCTCGCGGAGAGCTGCTGGCGCAGTTCAACGCAGAAAAGAATCCCCGTCGTGCGGCGGAGATTTTTAAACAAATCAAGTTCGCACGATAACCTAACCAGGAGACACACACACCATGGCTAACACACTCGGCTCGGTCTCCAACGGCAAGGCCATTGCGCAGCGCGCACTGACCACGCTGGTGGATTCCCTGCCCTTCCTCACCAAGGCGGTCACCGATTTCTCGGATGTTCCCGCCAAAATGAACGACACGATCACCACCCACCTCGTGACCGTCGGCACCGCCGGTGCCTACAGCACCACGCAGGGCTACGTGGCCCAGGATCGCACCCAGACTGATGCCACCATCAGCCTGAGCAACCTGATCCACAGCACCTACGCGATCACCGACGCTGAGAAATACAGCTCCTCGATCGACCTGATCAACCGCTTTGCCTCCAGCGCGGCCTACGCGCTCGGCAAGAGCATGGTGGATAACCTCCTCGGCCTGGTGACCACGGCCTACAGCTCGACCCTCTCCGTCTCCGCCGGTGCGCTCACGTACCGCGGCGTGGTGAGCTTGGGCTACAGCCTGGACAACAACAAAGTCCCGTCGAACGACCGCTACGCGATCGTCTCCCCGGACAACAAAGCCAGCCTGCTCAACGACTCCAACATCGTGGCCAACGCCCAGATCCAAGGGGACGCGGTTAAGTCCGGCTCCGTCGGTCTGGTCAACGGCATCGAAGTGTTCAGCTATACGGCGCTCCCGTCGGCGGTTTCCAAGGGCTTCGCGGCCCAGAAGGAAGCCCTCATCGTGGCGGCCCGCGTGCCCGAAGCCCTCGACAACTATCCTGGTTCCCAGGACGTCGTCACGGATCCGGAAAGCGGCCTGTCTCTCGCCGTGCGTGAGTGGGTGAACCCCACCCTCGGCACCACGAACCGCAGCTACATCCTGCTGTTCGGCGTGGGACGCGGATCGACCAGCTCGCTCGTCCGCATCGTCTAAGTAATTAGACCAACTGGTGGGCCGGCCGCATCGGGGGGTGCGGCCGGCCTTCCTCTCAAAAAAAATGAAGCACCCCCCGCTTGTTTCGATCGCCCTCATCGCCGGCCCCGGCGAGGGGGCGATCTTGCGTAGACTCATCGAATCCGCCCGCGGCCTGTGGGACGAGGTCGTCGTGGTGGCGGCCGTCGGCAAAAACAGCTCGGACGACCTGCGCCAATCGCTCCAGGAATCAGCCGGCGAGGCCGGCGTGTTTGCGGAATATCATAACGCCCCGGAGAACGCAGACTGGCCTCACATCGACAATTTTGCGGCCGCCAGAAATCAGGCGTTCAGCTTGGCCAAGGGCAAGTACGTCCTGTGGGCGGACTGCGACGACATCTTTGAAGAAGGCCAAGCGGCCCTGCATCGCGCCCAGATCGAGGCAAGGGAAGCCGGCAAGGAGGAGTGGGATCTCTTGGTCACCACCTACGACGTACAAAACAGCGGCATGCGCAACAACCGCCGGGAACGGATCTTCCGCCGGATGGCCGACGGCAAGCTGTCCGCTTACTGGGAGCGGCAGATCCACGAGCGGGTTAAGCCCGTGGAGGGTGCCAAGATCGGCGTGGCGAATCATCTGCGCATCCTGCACGCGCCTGCGGGGCCCAAAGTCTCCTCTGCCGAGCGCAACAAGCGGATCATCGCCAGCCGACTCAACGGCATTGGCATGGAGTGGTACTACCTGGCGCAGGAGCATTTTCTAAAAAACAACTATCAGGAAGCCATCGGTCCGTGCCTGCTGGCACTGGAACACGCCGACGTGGGCGGCACGGAAAAATACCAGCTCCATGTGCAGGCCAGCATGATGCTGGCCGAGCGCACCAAGCGGCTGGAACACCTGGGCAAGGCCATCACGCTTTCCCCGATGCGCCGGGAGGCGCACGGCCTTTTGGCCAGTGATCGGATGGATCACGGGGATTTTTCCACGGCCTATCACATTTTGAAACAGGTGGACGCCATGCCGTCCACGCAGGACTGGAACCAGGAGAATCGCTGGTACAAGCACCTGCCCCGGCAGCTGATGGCGCAGTGCCTGCGGGCGCTGGGCCAGCATGATGACGCCAACAAACTAGTGCGGGACGGCTTCCGCGGAGCCTGGGGACGGATCACCGTCATCCACGCCGGAGAGCCGGACGACTGCCTCAAATCCATGGCGCTCTACACGGACTGCGCGGACGCCTCCAACGGCATTCAGCACCTGCTCCTGACTCAGAAAGGCCACAAGATCGCGGACCGGCTGCACATTGTGCAGAGCGCCGATGAAGCCATCAGTGAGGCTCTGGGCGACTTGATCCTGACGGTAAAGGCCAAGGACGCGCCGCTACCCGGCCTGCGGTGGGATGCGGCTTTGCTGGAGGATGGCACCGTTCCGTTGGGGGCGGAGCGGTTGCCAAATCCCGTGGATAAAAAAAATCAGGTGTTCATCGGCCTGACCACCACGCCCAAGCGGATCCACACCGTCCTGCCCACCATCCAGAGCCTGCTGGCCCAGTCCATGCCGGCGGACGAAATCATCCTGTCCGTGCCCGAAAAGCTGGCGCGCACCGGGGAACGGTTCCCGGAGATTCCGGCCGAGCTGCAAAAGCTGGCGGATGAGGGGCGAATCACCATTTACCGAAGCCGCGATCACGGACCGGCGACAAAGTTTGTCGGAGCTGTGCAAAACG